TTTGCTTAGATGGTTTCATCAATCTAGTTAATGCTGAACGCAATGCTGTACCTGCAACGCTACCGGATATTCCTTGATTACTCATTAAACCAATTGCAGCGGCCGTTTCTTCCAAACTGATACCGGCAGCATGCGCAGTTGGTCCAACATAAGTCATGGCATCACCCATATCTTGGAAACCGGCGGCAGTTGCGTTAGCTGTATAAGTCAAACTATCAGTTACACGCTGAGTGTTCTTTAACATTCCAGCTGTTGTCTTAGACTTCAAACCAAACTGTTCAAGTGTGGAAGTGGAAACAGTCATAACTGAATTAAAGTCATCTCCACTGGCCTTAGTAGCATTCAAAATACTTGGCATAGCACCTAGTGATTGCTTGGCAGAATATCCACGCTTTACTAATTCTTCTAGTCCAGAATTAATTGACTTGGTTGAAATACCATATTGAACTGACCACTTTTTAGATGAGTCAGCCATCTGTGTCATTTCACGTCTAACGGTTCCGGCAGACTCACCGTTGGCTTGTAATAATGGGCCAATGTTCTTGATCTGTGAATTGAAGTCAATTGCTGATTTGGCAGCATAACCAAAGCCGGCAACGATTGGAGCGGTAACACGAGTTGTCATAGTTGAACCCATGCTACTCATCTTTTGACCGGCAGAAGTAGCAGCGGAACTGAATTTCTTCATTCCACTAGCTGCTTTATACCAACCAGTTTCTTGCTGTGCAATTTGACGGCCTAATCGACCCATTTCAGCATCTAATTGGTTAGCAGCATTCTTAGTTCTGTTGAGTGCAGATGCAGCATTTTGCTGTCTAGCAGTTAGTTTTGCTTGGTCGTCAGCAGTCTTAGCAGTTTGATTGCTTAATCGCTTATAAGTAGCCTCTTGTTCTTTCAATTTGGCACTATAATTACCCATTTGCTGTTGCAAAGTTGAGTAATGTGACTTCATTGAATTAAGGCTATTGCCGTACGCTTTAATGTAATTATCCTGCAGTTTCAACGCTTGATTAGTATTTCTAATTGTGGACATCAAAGCTGATGATGATTGCTTAAAAGGGTCAATATTTAAGCTGACAGTAGCAGCTAAATGTCCTAATGATCCAGCCATATCTTATCCCCTCTCTGATTAAATTTAGGCAAACAAAAAAGGAAACGCCTTATCAATGGTTGTTTCCTTCTCTTCAAATATATGGTTAATCCGTTTCACATCATCCATAGTCATATGGTCAAGGTCGTTTAATTTATAATCTTGTCCCATCATCGACTTGTAAAAATCATCAATTTTATTAAGCGAGTCCTTTAAAGTTTGCTCTGTTATTTTTTTACTTCTTTTTTATCAGTTTCAATATCATCGGGGTTTTCTGAACCCAAGCATTCATCAATGATACTTGAAATAATAGTTACATTCTCACCGTCAGCGCCGTTTAAGAAATCTTCTTGAGTAAATTGATTTCTAAAAAATTCGGATGCAAATTTAGCGATTTCCTTAGAGTTGTTATCTAAGTCCTTATCTGCTGGACCAGAATCTTTGCTATACATTTTAACTTGATGTTGTTGCAAAATTAATGCTCTAGTAATTTCTTTCAAAAATGGTGGATCAGTACGTTTAAATGATTCCTTTTTGCCATCAATTAATAATTTAACTTCATAAGCCATATATATATTTCTCCTATAAATTTAATTCCGTCCACCCAACCGCTCTAGTGAGAGAGTATGCTCTTAATTACTAGTCATATTGGTTAAGCTACTAGTCATTACTATGTTTTACTCAACCAATCTATTCACCGGACTTGCCGCCACCAGTTGTAGGTGCAGGTGTAGGTGTATCTAAAGCTTTGTAGTCGTCTGATGTCTTAGGAAATACGAAGCTCTTAAACTTTTCTAAGTTAAAGTCAGCATTGTCTTCACGACCGATTGCGACCATCATTCCATCTTCTGAATCTCCACGAGGAGCAAATGTACCTGTAGTTTCATCAACACTTGGATCAGGAGTACCATCTACAGTCTTAGTATCAACGCCGGGTAGTGAGAATTTACCTTTAAGCATTGCTACGTGAATTTTTGTACCGTCATCCATTTTTGTGTCAAACATGATCGCGATATCATTAGGCTTTAGGTTCTTATTGTAGAGTTCAACACCATTCTTAACTTCGATTCCAAAGAAATCTTTTCTTGCGTCTGAAGTGATATCTAACAACTTGATATCCAAAGTGGCTTCTGAAATACCACCAGAAAGAGTTACGTATGGACCATCATCGGCCGCAATACTCTTCATTTCATTTTTTAAATCCATTTTGGCTTCGGTTAGTCCTGGCATTTTCTTAGGTCCGCCAGCCACCAAATCGTTTTCTACAACTCCGTAGTAGAAGTTAGATGCACCAAATTTTGCTTTTCCCATTTAATAAATCTCCTTGTTTTTTGTATTAAAAAAAGCCTTAGTCCTCGTTTGGACTAAAGCCTTGATATTCAAAGTTTCCTTGGACCATTTGTAGGTCCGTCATGTCAATATCACGCGTATGATTTTTGTAATAGCGCTCGTACCCGTGGTTATACATGTTTTCGTAAATCATTTGTTCTAACTTAATTAATTCTTTAGTTTTGTATCGCAATATCCAGAAATCGATTTGATAGCGTGGATATTCAATAGTCCTTCGATTGTCAGCATATAAAGCCTCATCGCCTGGAATTGCAGTAATACGAATCCACGGGGCATTGGAATTTTGGATAAAACTTTCTTGCGGTGTTCCTACATAAATCTGTGGTAGGTCTATTTTGCTCCCACGAATTTCGTTCATATAATCTTGAATGTCGGTGTTTGAATTGAATATTTTGAAAATATCATACTCGTTCAAATTAATCACCAACCTTTAAGTTCTTGACGAAAATATTAAGCACACCGTCTCTAGTTTTTTCTTGAGTTTTCTCGATGAAATGCTGTGGGTCTTGCTTAGACGTTCCACTATTAGGAAAGTGAGCAATTGGTCCCTTTACCCTGTCATAACCAACTGGGACTTCATACTCGCCAGTCTTTAGTGACACACTTCCAACCTTCATATGGTCTCTTAATGGACCCTTGCCTGAATGGTCTTCCGTACTAACAGGAGTATCCTCGGCTAATGTTTCACCGAAATATTCACCACCCTCGCGAACCGCCTTACGCGCTTTACGATCATATCCAGATTGCAAAACTTGAACGTTGTGAAGTAATTCTTCCACGCCTGTTACGCTCATTTAGCATTCACCGCCTTACATTCAAGCTTTGTAAGGTCTCGCTTGTCGAAATCTTCATCAATACCCGTAATTTCATAAATGCTTCCACGCCAGCGAACTTTCCATGTAGAATCAATCAAACGTTGTGGCTCAAATTTAATAGCGAAGTTAGGTGATTCCTTGCGATTACCAACTTTAGTCGTGGCGTCTTTAAACTCACGGATTGGTGTGTTAAGAACTTCTGCCCAACAACTAAATATTGGTGTATCTGTACCTGGAACCATCACACCGTCCTCATTTTGAACTTCTTTATTGCTAAGGAATTCAATTCGTTCAGTCATATGTGTTAGTCTCATCGAAATCTACCTCCTCACTACGCAATTGGTTAATCACATTATTGATTGTTGTGTTTTGAAGTGGAAATCTCATGACTTCCGAACCATTTCCTCTGTAGTAGTAGTCCTCTTCTACATATTTCATTAAAGCAACAAAAAACCTGTGGTCAGAAATATAATCACTGGGCTTTTTGGTTGCAGAAATAGCATGAGAAATTTCACTAGCAGCGGACTCGATTAGCTCATTTAAAACATCATCGTCAAAGTCCTGGTCAATCTTGCAATACAACTTAAGAGTTTTAAATTGCTGGTCGGTTAGTAAATCTGACATTAGCTAACCTCCAATCTTAGATAATAAAGTTGCTTTCGTGTCATTAGATAGATAACTAATACCTTTGCTATCTAAATAAGCTTTAATTTCAGCCACTGTGGAATTTTCATCAACCGCCCTTGTAGTTGATTCCACAGAGCTTGATGGGCTATTTACTGGGTGTTGTTGATGCTGTTGATGCTCCACCTTGTGTTAAGAAGTAACCAGCTTTTTCATCAGCTTTTACAGCACAGAAACGTGTAACTGCTTGTAGATATTGACCGTAAATATCGTTGTCTACCCAACGTACTTGAATATCCAATCTGTCAGCCATAACAACGGCACGTTGCAAATCACCAATCCAAGCGTGAGCTTCTCCAGCTAGACCCAAGGCAGTATCTTCAACTACAATCACGGGAACACCTAGCAATGTTACTGGTGAACCGTCAGCAATTGGTTGATGTAGCAAGTATTGACCGTTCTTGTCCTTTAGAGTGTCTAGATAGTTATAGAAGCTTTGTGATGCAACAATTGCCTTATTATAAGCAGGATCAAGGTCAACGTTGAGAATATGTTTAATATCGTCTACAGACTCACCAGCCACTGTTTTTGCTTCGAATGATTTAAGAATTGTTGAAATAGCAACATTAGTTGTATTAATCTTTTGTTCTAGAGCATTTCTAGATACCAATCCAGTTAGATCAATAGCTGAATCTTGAATAGCTTCATTTGAAATAGGAATAGCACCACGATATGTATTAATCTTCCATGAAATCTTTTCAAAATCAGGCTTTGCTAGTTCAGGATTCTTTGCCAATTCTTCAACGGTATTTAGTGTTGCTGTTGCACGTTTCAAAATTGGATATTCACCACTTGCTGTTGTGGCTGTAAAATGTTGAACCAATTGAGATAGGTCAGTTGCTGATTTAACTTCATTTTCAGGACTATAAACAATTGATTCCGGAATTGTTACACCAACATTAGGGCTTGTGATACCATCACGAACTTCACCCTTAGAATGTAAAAAGTCGTTCAATGAACGTTTTTCTTCGTCTTCTGCACTCATTTTTCTACCTTCTGGTTCTTTGTGATTGTTTGGAGTCTTAGCAGTGGCTTCATAATTTCTAAGCTTTTCTTTGTCAGCTTTGATTTGTTCGTCCATTTTACGAACTTCGCTTGCAGCCTTATTAGCAGAAGCGATTTCTTCGTCTGTAGATTCCTTATTTTCAAGAATTGAGCGAGTTTCTTCTGCTTTCTTACTTCTTGTTTCTTCTTGATCCGCAATTTTATTGCGTAATTCTTTAATAATTTCTGTTAGCATTAACTAATCTCCTTATTTTTTGAGTATTAAAAAGGTCACCGATTAAGCTCAGCAACCTATTTCAAATAATCCACATTTAGTTTTCGTAAAGCTTCTTGTCGTTTAAGCTCTCTGGCTTTAATTAACGGTTCTTCTTTTAACTTGTTAACTACTTCCATTGAACGTTTGCCTACAGACACGTTTGTATCCGCGTAGGCTGGTGTGGTAACAATAGAAACATCATATAATTTGTCGATTGAACGGATTGTTCTTTCATACTCCACACCATCAATGTCTGACTCACGCCATTCACTTCCATTACCATCGTCTGGCAACGAGAACGCAAAAGAACATTGAGATAGGATTCCCATTCTGACTTCTTCTAACACATCGTTTGCGGTTGTAGTATTTGGTAAATCAATTTTAAATCTCAATCCGGTATCGTCCTTGGTCAAAGTTAAATTGACACCTGAACGACCTAATAATTTGGATTGATCATGGTTAAAAGTGGCTACCACATTTCTCATGTCAGTATTATCAAGACACCGTTTATCTAGTGTTTCGATAAAGTAGTTATTAGCTAAAGGTTGTGAACGTGTATTAAATTTAAGCGCATAGCCTTCAACCGTTCGTGAATTTTCTTCGTCACTTCTGACTTCCACTTTGGTTTGTGTTGTTCTTAGCTCCATTAACATCACCTCCTTTCGGTTGAACCTTATTACTTTTTTGATATTCATCTTTCAAGTTCAAAGAAACTGTATTCAGTGTTGATTGATATTCATTCATTTCAGAAGTCTTATCATCAGCTTTCTTACCTAATTCGGCTCTAACTTCATTAGGCGTTAAGATGCTATTTTCGACCAGCGCTACTAGTTCAGTGACTGGTCTTGCTGTTTGTTTACGAGTATCAAAGTCGAGATGGTACTTATGCCGTTCTTTATCAGTCAGCAATTTCATTTCAAATTCACTAACGATTGGTTTAAAGTAAAACGGCAAGTCATTACTGATATATCCGGCCGCTAACTGATTCACGGATTGGTTAGGAGAATTAATTGCCAATTTATAGGCTGGTATTCTCATTGCTTTAGCAATCTGTGATGTGGACCAATTGTTGGAATTAATTAAATTCAGAACGCTTGTATCTACTTCTAATGGTTGATAGTCCATTGTCGAATCAGTAACGATAGGACCGTTTGAATCGCCTTCTTGAGCATATTCAAAATCAGCTCTAATCTTTCTACGTGCTTCTTTGCTGAGCTTGGCTCCATTAACCTTTAAAATCGAGCCTTTAAGACCTGACTTAAAGAATCGCCCTAGCGTATCAACACCAGACTTTTGTAAATTCATTTCGTCTACAAGCGATAAAAGCGGCGACCTACCAACAATCCCATCGGAACTAAAGAATTTAAAATGGATAACATCTTCTGGTTCTAAATCAAATGGGCTTCTGTCATCTTCCGGATAGAAAGTATAGTAATATTCACGTTTTACACCTGGTCTATCTCGATAATTAATTGCCACTTGTGAGGGTGGGAAAAATTCCAATTCTATTGCTTTACCAGCATTCTTACCGTATGTCGTAGGGTCACGAATAATACGTGTGTACGAATTACCAGTCAAAATCGCATTAACCATCATGGCAAATTTCCAGAAGTATGCGGAACTATCATCATTAGATTTCTTATTTAATAGGTAGGTAACAGTATTCTCGTCCACAATTGAATCATCACTATCTCTAATTTGTAGGATAGGAAATCTTGCAACATCGCCAGCTACAATTGAGACAGCGGTCAATACATCTGAATTATTCAAAGCACCGATTCCCATAAAATTTCGATTGCTTGGCAAAATACCGTTATTCAAATAGTCCATAGCCCAATCATCGCTAGAATCATTTAAACTTCTAAAAAAACTCATCTATTCACCTCCTTTCTAGTCAGATTTAATCATCAAGATTGATAGGATAATCATCGAAACTCCGCTTACAATCAGTCCGATCGGTAAACTAACGAAATACGAACCAATCGAGATCATAAAAAAACCGCAAATCAAAACGATTTGTGGCAAGTTCAAGGCTATCCATTTAAATAATTTACTCATTTTCATCTCCTAAAAGCCAAAATCATCACTCATTACATAATCATCATTTAAGTAATTATCTATGTTTTCGGTGAAACAAATTGCGTAAGCGTCAAGTAAAGCATCAACAGGATCAATTTTGTTAGAATACTTATTTTTATCGATTCGGACACCATTGTTGTCAGCCATTAACACAGCGTTTGTAACGGCTGTTTTTAAAATAAAGCTGTCAGAGTGAATAATGTTTCCATTTATTACGCCATCTCTAAATTCTTTAGTGGGAGCAGAGAGGGTCATGGTTCCTTGTCTAACCTCAACTTGCTCCCACTCTGGATGTCGTTTTTCAATTAGTGTTAAAAGTTGTCCATATTGATATGGATCGTACATGATTCCTTTAACGTCTAAATCGTTTTGTTCGATGAAGGATTCGAGCCAATCAAACACACGTTCGTTATCGATAACACCTGATTCAAGCTTGGTTATTTCACATTGTCCTTTTTCAGCTAAATCGCGATAATTCATACGGTCTTTTTTTATCTTTGCATCTAGTCCATATTTAGTTCCTACAAAAGAATAGGAATCTGCATACCATTTACCTTCAATCGGAACTAACCAACTGATAGCGAATAAATCAGACACTTTACCAACATCCACGCCTATCCAAACAGGCTTGCCATGAATGTCTGGCTTAGTTTCAACCGTTGTTTCCTCCCATTTTTCAATATCCAAATAAGAATTTTCTTCGGCTTGACGCCACATATTAAAGTTCTTAACTAAGACTGAGTTTTTTTCACCCGTTTGCTTAGCAACTTCCCAGCGATCGTGTAGATATTGATTAAGTTTCTTACGAAGCCCCTTAATTTCTAGCAGTGGGTTACTTTTAATCCATGTATCGGGATTCTCAATTTCTTCAATTGATTCTTGCTCAGCAATGAATGCAAAATATTTATCGTCAACGATATCCCCGGATAGAATCTTCTTTGCTCGTGGATATTCCACGGTATACATTGGAGCGTTCATATTAAAGTTTGCTGTCGAAATGATAACGATTAAAGGGTTATCCAATTGTCCTTGACCTGATTCGAGTAGTTCCATCATTTCTGACGTTTTACTAGCACCATATTCATCAAGCACGCCTAATTGTGGTTCGAAACCATCAATGGCTCCGGTATCGCGTGAGAGTGGACGTACATATGAATCGTCATCTAAGTTTATTAATAACTCTCTGATACGCTTAGTTGATTTTTTAACGTCTGGATATTTAGCACGTAATTGATCTAACTGTTTTCTAGCCATTTCAAATGCAATCTTAGCTTGTTCCTTATCGTTAGCTGTACAGAATATTTGACGTGACCGCTCTGGATTCTTACCGAATAAGAATTCATAAAGGATAATGCCGGCAATTAGTAATGTTTTACCTTGTTTACGAGCCATAGATACGAACACTTTGTGGAATCTGCGTAAATCGTGATTATCCTTTTGGACCCAACCATAAATACTTTCAATAATAAATTTCTGGAAACCGGCTAGTTTATGAGTGCCACCTTTAGGGTCAGGTAACATTTCGATAAATTTAACTGCTTTATTGGCTAATGCCTGGTCGAATGTATATGGGAAGTCGGCGTCATTAACTCGTTTTAAGTCGCTTTCATGACGTTTTACAGCGTTTAAAGTGGACTTACATGACACGATATCGCCATTTAAAATATTATTAATATAATTTTGTATGTTACCACCTCCTAAAAGCCCAACTTATCGGCTAGTGTTTTAGGCTTATCTTCTTTCTTAGGAACGTTCATTCTCATTCTCGAATCCACAGTGAGACCAATCTCACTGGCAGCTGAACGAATATTTTTTGAAATTTTATCTAAAGTGTTTAGGAGTGTTATTTTTGTATCTAAATCATCAGAACCTAGTGAATTTACCTGGTCGCTTAGATCAATAAATTGTGAATACCAGAAACAATATTGTTCAACCATTGCCCTATCTACGGAGCGTACAGGCAAGTTTTTTAAGTCAGGTATAATTCGTTTCCACTCTGCTTTAGCGACTCCAGAAAGCCGATTAGGGGGTGAATTCTGAAGTAGCTTGTAACCATCACTGGCAAGTATTTCAGCATTGTATTTAGCCTCTTGTTGTTGCTTAGTTAAGTTAGCTTCCGATTGCTCTAAAACCTTATATTTACGAGCCATTCCATCACCTCCTAACAGTTGATATTTAGATCCGCAAATACGTGTTACTTCCTATAATATTTCGTGCTAAACCACTTTCTAAAACAGATAATTAATAGAATTTGGTGTGCAAAAAAGAGGACGTGCGTTCAAGAAGCAGTGGGAATGTACGCCCCCGTTGACTTTGAGGGGGTAGGT